GCACGACTGAGCATAATCTGTGCTTCAGCTTCAGCTTTGGCAACTTTAACTTTAGTTTCGGCAGCTTTAGTTTCAACTTTACCATTTAACCATGTTCCTGCTAAACTTGCTATCGGGCCAATAAATGCTTGGATCATTTACTGCCTCTATCTGTCTTTGCTTCTTTATTCATCCAAATACCAAAGCAACCTGTTAATGCGCCCATGCAAACAGATACAAGTCCAGCTTGTCCATTAGTGGGGTCTGGCAGTGCCATATACCAATGTACAGATTGATATGTAAGTATAGTCACAACTAACATCATTAGTCGTGGAAATAATTTATAGTCATCAATAATAGTATGTGCCATTATCAGGTTCTCCTGTATCTAGCGGTTTTCTTTGCAATGCCTTTAGGTTGAGCCACATGCTGCTTACCTGCCTTCGTGCCTTGTCGTTTAGCTCTGGTTGTAGCGGCATACTCACTGCTGCTAAGAGACTCAATAGCCTTAGCAGGTAAATAACGCTCACCAGTTTTAGCACTAGGCTTCCCACTTTTAGTTCGCCAATCTTGCTTAGTCCATTTCTTTAAAGACTTTTGTGATTTAGCGAGGGCCATTATTTGTAGCCCCCACCCGCTTTTTTGTATTCACTAGCAAGGAGTTGGGCTTTACGTGCAGACCACTGACCTGCCTTCCCGCCTTTGGTTCCCCGCTTAATCCGCTCAAACAAACGTTTGCGCAGAGTAGGCTTAGTATAATTTCCTGCCTCATTTACACGAGACTTAGACTTTTTGACCGTAGATTTTTTGACGGATTTCGCCACGACTGATCCCCATGTCATGCAGTTCTTTATCATTTAGATTCATAAGAATCCAATAGTCGGCTCTGCGTTGCTGATTTTCTTGTAGTTTCTTAAACATACGTTTAAACATATTCTATCTCCTATATTATGTTAAGGTAAGAATTACTTACCCTTATAGAGATAGTTATATCATACTTAGTTATAACATAGTATAGATAAGATTGCAACCCCGTTATGCATTATCTGTTGGGGTCAAAGTATTCTTCTACAGAAACAATTACTTCCATAGTGTTAGTAGTTTCGCCGTATACTAAAATTTTATCGCCTGAGTGTAGGTTAAAGTATCCACCATTTACTAAATTAGTTACAGAGTGTCCTGCCATACTAAGTCCATTAGCTATGTAGTGATACGCATTATCTTCAGCATGGTAAAATTGCACATACACTTTTTTAGTAGAAGAAGCATTATTACTTATGTGCAAATACCTAGTAATGGCACTAAAGTTAGCAGGGCAAGTATACACAGCGGTAGCACTAGCATCTGCCGAAGTAGATGCAATAGTGTACCCTTGTGTGTAAAACTTTGACTTACTAAGATCAGGCATGTAGTTTCCTTATGCTATTATAAAGTCTACGATCTGACCATCAGGTGTACGTAGTTTGTTTGGGTTAGGGTTATATGCATACATCTGATTTACTAGCTTTAGATCTTCTACAGGTGTATCTGGTGTTACTCTATTAGGCTGTTCTGGCTTATACTCTTCGTTATTTCTACTAGACCTATCTTTGTCTGCTTTCTCAAATATAATATTCTCATGCGTCTGAAAGGGAAAGCTAGGTAAAGGGAAATGAGAAATAAGAGTCATTTAAGTTGTACCTTGCATTTGATAACATTGATAACGGGCATAAAAGTTTCTGCCGTTTGTCATATTGCTTACGTCTTCTTCTACTTGAGTAACACAAGCAGCCTTACTAAAAAACCCCTGATCAGTACGAACTAGCACATCACAAGTTTTAACGTTAGTAGGGGAAATGCAAATTAGAACAACTGCAATCCACATTACTTCTTTTTCTTAGCCATGCCACCACGCATCATTTTCTTTTTAGGTGCCATACCACCACCACGCATCATAGGCTTTTTCTTAGCTGCAGCCATACCACCGCCACGCATAGGTGTTTTCTTTTTCATTGCTCTAGGTTTCATTGCCATTGTTTCTGTCTCCGTTTTCTTCTATCTAATACGAGTGCTTCATACTCGTCTTTAGGATATACATCATAGTATCCTAACTTTTCTAGTCGTAAACTTGCGTCATCTACTTTACTTAAAGACTGAATAAACAACATAGCGTATTCATCTTCTATGTCAGACTCCCACTCATGTTCATACAAAAAGTCTAAGTCTGCATCTTCTGCACCATAGTCAGGATGAAACTCCATTATGTGCAAATCTCTATGTGTGTACGTATCGTTTAAAAATGTAGTAAATTCTTTAAGCTGTAGTGGAGAAGGAAAATAATAAGAAGCAACTACAACTAAGTCATACGTATTGTCAAACAAATTAGCTTGTGTAATAGCTTCAATACCAAGGTGCTTAGTTTCTATTACATTTACTTTATTTTGTTTCCAAGCTTGTTGTGCATAAGGACATGCGGGTAGGCCACCTAAAGTATCATTTGGTACTTCTAATACTTTACGTGACCAATCCCGTATATCATTCTCTATGCTCACTAGTAGAACAAACCACCTTTACGCATATCTACGTGACCTTTAGTAACTTTGCCACCACGTTTCATGTAGCCCATTTTATTGCGTACAGGAGTAGGTAGCTTCTTTAGACCAGTTTGATCTGCAGTAGGTTTAGTGAGGCCACCTTTAGCAAAAGGCATTTCTGGTAAGGTTACAGGTTTAGACTTACGATCTGCAGCAGACTGTGCTGACTTACGTGAAGCACGTGATACTTCTGCGGCTTGCATCTTTTCAAACTCTGTTACTTGCCTATCCAGCATATTCTGCATAGTCTTTTTACGTAAACCCTCTGGCATATCATCAATACGTCTTTGCATAGTAGATAGTTTATTAGCGGTATCAGCTTGCTTAATGTCAGTAGCACTAACAGTCATCTTCTTAGCTACAGAACCCTTTTTCTCTACTACCTTAGCTGCTGTTTCATTTTTACGAAGTTTACTTTTCTCTGCTGCTGCTTTAAGTTTCTTCTCAGCTTCTTCCATAGCAGCTTTAGTTTTAGCAGGTACATCTTTGGTCTTTACACCTACTTTAGATTTCTTAGCTGCTTTAGCGGCCTTAGCTGCTGCACTCAATATTCCCATTGGTATATCTCCTATATTACCATTTAACTTTATGCGACCAATATCTCGCACTTAGCTTACTAGGCTTAGAGTCTTGAGCATTGTGTCTTGCGTAATAGCTCTTCTTACGAGCTTTGTCTTTTGCAGTTGTAGGACTCTTACCAGCACCACGTACACCTTGCTGTCCGAATCTAATAAATTTATACGTGTCACCTTCTTTAGCCATTACAGCGTGTGACTTCTTAGGATGCTTAGGTGTCCTCTTAGGTTTATTAACACCAGAGAGTCCTTCCTCTTTCATTTTAGTTTTAACTCTTTCAGGTATACTCATTTTTCGTCAGTCCAACCTTCTGCTCTCATAGCCCACTCTACATGCTCTAACGTAAATGTACGACCGTAGTGGGCTTCCACTGCAGTCTTTACATAAAATACATCACTATGGGGAATATGTAAATCTTCAAGATTACCAGATAATACGTGTCGGTAAAATTCTTCAAGAACATTGTCTGTATATAGTTTTACTGATTTCTTTGCCATTGTCAATACTTAATTTGTACAAATAATAAAGAGACTCGCCTACGGCAAGTTTTCATTTACAAGTGTTACCTTCGGAGATAGTCACTATAAGTGTATCACTGTACGTGTGTACTTATAGTATATTTATAGTTACTGTATATTTAAAAGATTATTATATGTGATTGTAAGTATGTACTGTACGTGTATCACTTATAGTGACCCTACCCTAACTAACATATATAGTTTTACACATTCTAAGATACATGTCAACCCCTAATCGTACTATTGTAACATTATGTGATACATTGAAACATTCCGTTACCCAGTGATAGCACGTACTGTGTTATAGTATAACATACATAGGACTGTGTAAACCACCTTATGTATATAGTGGTTAACAGTGCATTTTACTGATCTGTGTAGATATACATGTATATATAACGTACACCCCCCGCATGGCCCCTGCCCGCCCTTGCATGACACACATACATAGCGCATATCAGGTGCATGTGTTGCTGGTGCACACATTATGTGACACACATTACACCAGCGCATGAGGAACCCTAGCAATTTCAACAGCTTACAATGATGCGACAACTGTTATGTAATCAGTTGCCATACTAAAGTATGAATTGTAGTGGGGTATTATGACACCGAAGGTGTGTAACGGTGCCGATGCATATTTATACCCTACCACCTATGGTGATGGTCACATCATATTCAAACCAACAGTGTCCAACATTGGACATGCCACAGTTATACTGTGATATATATGCAACACCAACAGTTTGCCCAACCCAAACTAGCCTCACGAGTTTAGCGCACGAACTTCGTAATTACTTGTAATTACTGCAGTAGCATGGGAAACGACGGGCGCAGAGGATCACGAGGCAACTTTTCTCTGGACAAACTCTATACTATCTTCTAATAGTTTTATAAGAGAATTATATCTCACTTCTTGTGAGAGATATAAGTTCTCTTTTATAAAACAGAAGATAGATAGGAAAACGAAAATGGCAAACTCAACAGCAACAACTGGAACTTCAATCGACGCTTTAGTAAAAGAGGGCAAAGCCCTTGGTTCAATTTGGCGTCAAGTGAACAGCCTCAAGCAAACCATCAAAGAGAATGGTTTTGATACAAGGTTGGGTAAATTGCTACAGCAATTGAAAGCTAATGCCACCACCGATGCAGGTCAAATACCAACACATGTCCTTCGGACTCATGGTATTCAGCAAATTGATCGTCGTCGTCGTTCAGAGGCTCTATGGTTCGTTGAAAACGAAAAGGAGTGTCGTGAGTTCATAAAAGCCTCTGGCTTTAAAGGCTCATCTCTTACAGCTTTACAAGCTGCAATGCGTAAAGCTGCCAAAGGCAGTGATGAAGATCAACCTGCTAAAGCAGAACCGTCCAATGTTGGACAGTCTGATGAGGCTCCTGCTAAAGCAGAAAAGGCACCAGTGAAGATCACTCACAAAGTGATGGTAAATACCATCTTAGCTCAAACAGAGCTTAACGGCTTGGATCTTGAAAAGATCATTGAGGATCTGATGGCAGCTATTCCTGCAGCAAAGGCAGCGGCATGAGCCGTAGGGATAGCACATCTATTCGGTACTTGTTACCGAAAACACAAGCAAGCATTCAGCAGTATATGCTGGATGCAGCTATGGCACAATTCATTGAATTGTCACAGGCACATGAAGAAAACCGTCCAACATTGGACACTTTGATTGCTAACACATTAACTCCTAAAGAGTTAAAAGAGCATGAACCAACGCTTGTCTACGATAGTGGATGGAAGGACGTATCGTGAATTACTCTGTAATTGTATTAAATGCTGATGGTGAAACCATCTTTGAAACCAAACCATACGATGGTGACTGTGAAGTGGCTGGGAAAGCTATGGGCAGATGTGCCGACAGATGGGAAAAGCGTGGCTACGAAGTACAATTTCGTGAAAGAAAAGATGCCGCTGTGGAATTACATTTGCATGGATGGCACCATGATTAAAATCATTCTCGCTGTAGCATGGTCTGTAATACTTGTATTACTTACCTATTTGACCATTGCCGTTGTGTCACTCAATGGTCACTTGCATATACTCATAGGCATTGCGGTTCCCGTTGCAATGTTGGGCTTTATCACAATTTGTGAACGGCCTCTTGACAAGTAGTATTACATAGTTATATAAACACTTGAAACTTTAGTGAAAGTGTTATATAACATATGTATAATACTAAAGATAACTGAAACCGTCCAATGTTGGACACTTTAAACGGAGTTTATTATGATCTATCAAGACCTTTGCCAAACATACTCTGATGTTTACAAAGACTTTCATGGTGTACGCCCACCATCAAGTCACAACATGTCCGTTGTAGAATTGTTAGAGGAAATTGATATGTACCAAAAGTACATAGAGGAAGATCTGGCACAGGAACGTGCTGATGAAGATGCAAGCATCAATGCTTGTATGGATCATGGCGCTCCTGACATAGACACTGCTATGCGGTGGCTTGAACAGGCTAACATTCATGCTGAATGGGCTTAACCTTTATGTATAGTATAAGTTATATATACTTGATACTTTAGTGAAAGTATATATAACGTATACATATACTAACTACCAAATTGAAACCGTCCAATGTTGGACACTTTTAAAAGGACGATACAATGTATCAACGTGATGTAAATGAAATCAAAGCTTTCGTAAAATGGCGTGGCCCTGATGCTTTGGTAAACACTGGCTTGTTTGTGTTGCTTACAATACAAGCTGGCCTATCCACAGTACGTGGCAGCATGGTCAAAGTAGAACGTGACTTCTACCAAGCTGATTGCCTATGGGGTAAGAAAGCTGATGGCTATGAGTACCTAAACGAGAACAAAGAGTTCTTGTATGGCAAGCTGTATCACATAGTAGACAGCAAAGGCTATGACAGTGTGGAAGCGTGTGCTGATGTCATACAACTGTTCATGGCTGTACCTAACCTTGGCATGGTCAAAGCTGCCTTCCTAGCTCAATGCCTTGGTTTCAATGTGGCATGTATAGACAGCCACAATATCAAGCGGTTGGGTATATCACCTAACCTTGTGAAGACGCCACCCTCTGGCATGAAACCTGCGACAGTACGCAAAAAAGTTGAGCAGTACGTTGAGCTTACTCAAGTAGAGGGCAGTGAATACTGGTGGAATACATGGTGCGAATATGTGGCAGGTAATCGTGCCAACCGTGCCTTAGATACTGGTGACGTAGTGTCTAGGTATCATGTAGAATGTGTAACATATGGATTTGAACATGGCTAAGAAAACTTCTGTAACATACCGAAACCCTGTGGCAAAGGCAATGTTACAGGAGCGTAAATCACCGCAAGTTATCCTTCCAAAGAAGGGTAACAAAGCTAAACGTAACCGCCAACAGGAGAAAATACATGCGATGCGAGATGCAAAACTTTATCAAGATGACTAAGAAAAAACCGTTCAATTATGGACAGAAATCTACTCGTGATGGGTGGAAACGTGCTCGTAAAATTGCACGTCAAGCTAAACTAAACCTTCGTAAATCAGTAGCATAGGAGCTAACACAATGACAAACTCAAACGTAAATGCACCCGTAGTAAAAACTTCTCACCCAGAATTGTATGCAGAGCATACGTTCCACATGAGCAAAGCACGTAAGTATACCTACAACTACGTGGTAATTGACGAAGTTATTCGTGAGCTTTGGGGTGAAATGACTATGGAAGAAATGGCAGAAGCCTTAAATGAATACCCTAACCGCATCAAGTATCGTGTACAAGTCTTGAAAGAACTTGGCGTAATCAAAAACAAGTACAACATGCACCGCTCAAACCTTATGCGGCAACGTAAAGAGGCAGCTACATGGCTGAAAGAGATTGATGCAGAGCTTGCGAAAGTAAGCTAATGCCCTACCTATTGTTCACACCTTTCGCTGGCTACTTCGCTATGCTGTTTACTATTGTAATCATGCACAGTGTAGGCTATGACGTGAGAGGTGTGGACACCTTCACTATCTGGTGTGTATACATTCAGATATACGTATACTTATTTGTGATAACAAAACTGAAAGGTAAGTCAGATGAGAGTTGAAGTTTATTTCAATCTACATAAACACATATGGTCTGTTCGTTCATGTAAGACGGGCAGAGTAATGCTACACACTGACGAAGTACACATAGACAATCCTACGTTTGTAGTACGTAAGGCAGGACGTGAGCGTGTACTGCGTGAAGGCAGGAAGAATGTCCATGCATTTGTGCGTGGTGACTTAACAGTGTTTAATGATTTTGACCATATCAAAGTCGGCTTTGATCCAGACTATTTGGATTATACAATTGTGTCATACAATCCATACAAGTTTGACACGTTTATAGATGTGATTGACACAAGACCTGTACGTACAGCTAAACGTGCAGTGCTAAGAATAGAACCACGTATGGTGGTGTATAATACCGTCAACAGACCATACCTATATGCAGAAGGAGCAAGACCATGAATTATATTATAATAAACAAAGAAGATGGCGAACAGGGGTGGTCTAACAAAGATGGTTGGTGCTATGATGGGTACGATGTCTTTGCAGATTGTATAAAAGAAGAAATCAATTTACCTATGGGTGGAGAATGGGAAGAACACCCCTATGATTATGATGATGTAATAAAAAAAGGAGTGCAACATGACTAAACTAAAAACAAAACTAACTCGTGAGGAAGTACAAAAACTATGTGACTTGTACAACGCAATGGACAGCATCTTAGATGATGCAGGTGAAACGTTTGACGTGAGCCTAAGTAATCTACATTGCTTGCGTGATGAGGCATGGAAACTGCGTGGCATGTTTGATTTCAGAAGTCAGAAGCATGACGAAGATCCAGACAGACCTGCACACTGGATGCCACAGGTATTACCTGACGATGATCGTGCATGGTATTACAATGCCAATAATTAAGGCATATGAAATTGTCTTAGAGATTGATGGACAGGAGAGTTGTATCACACTTGATGATACCTTTCCTGCCATTGATAGCTGGGCAAGTGCTTGCAGCATGGCAGTCCTGATGGCAAAGCACATTCACCCAGATAAAGAAGTAGAGTTCGTATCATGTGCAGAATACGAAGCAGACGAGTATGCAGACATTGGTTATGTCTATGATGCACCAGTAGTATTGCAATAGGAGAAAGCAATGGCAGCTAATATTAAACTAACCCAACGTATGTTGAACAAGTCAGAAATCAATGCTAATAAAACTGTAAAACAGTTCTTGTTAGATGACTTTGGTATGGAATATACAGACCCATTCTTTGAGATGGGTAACAAGCTCACTGTGATAGGTGAGTACATAGACGGTGAAGAAGCACACATAAACTTCTTCAGACGATCAGGCCGTGGTGATACTATGCTTAGTATACAAAAGCTAAAGCAATATGCCGATGCAGGTAACGGAGTACGCCTCATCTCAGACAGCGAAAGCGATGGCGATGGTACACGTATATTCATATCAGTCTACACAACAGGATCAGAAACCGATGCCGCCTGATGATCCATGTGATGATTGGTCAGGTACACCTTTACCTAAGAGGAAAGATAAATGATTGAAGCAGCATTAATGTGCCTTGCACTTAACGTGTACTTTGAGGCACGTAGTGATACCATGACGGGGCAGTATGCCGTAGCTCATGTTGTCATCAATCGTGTACAGAGTGACAAGTTCCCAGACGATGTATGCTCTGTGGTCAAGCAGTCACGTAGTGATGGCACATGTCAGTTCAGTTGGTACTGTGATGGTAAATCTGACAGACCACGTGAGCCGTATGCATGGGCCTATGCCCAGATGGTTGCAGCAGATGTACTGTTAGGTGATGTGCCTGACATGACACAAGGAGCAACGCATTATCATGCAAACTATGTACGCCCATATTGGGCTGACAAACTAGAGTACACTGTGACTTATGGGTCACACCTGTTCTACAAATAACTAACGCCCCTTAGTGGGGTATTGTATAACTTACATAACTATGGCACAGTTGCCACATACTTATCATAAGGAGAAAAATAGTATGGCTTTTGATTTTAATCACCCGAATATCGTACCAGAATACATGGACTTTGACGTAGCTTTTGAGCCTACCAAAGTGAAGGACAAGAAGTACGTCATCAATGCTACATCAGGTGAATACCTTGGCGTAGTAGGTAACACGTTTACTTGTGCATCACATGGTGACTTCTATCGTGGTGTCCTTGACACAGTGACAGAAGAACTATCTGACTATGAGTTAGCAAATGCCAATACACATTGGCGTACTGCACGTAATGGGGCATGGGCTATGCTTGACATCACCCTGCCTAACATGAAAACTGTCATTGAGACAGACAAACACAGCACTGAGATTGGCAATCGTATTATATCATTACATGGTATTGACGGATCGTGCAGCAATCAGGTGTACTTTGGTGCCATTGATTTCTTTTGTACCAATGGAATGATTAGAGGGGAGTATGACAAAGTGCGTAAGAAGAACACATCTAACTTTACTATGGAAAGTTTCATCTACGAACTGACACGAGCACGTAAGGACTTCTACGAAGAAGCCAGCAAGATGCAAGTGTGGGCACAGACTGACCTCAAGTATGTGGATGTAAGCTCACTGCTTGACAACATGATTGCATCTAAGCGTAAGTCTGAGAAGATGTACAGCTTGTACATGCAAGAAGCTTCACAACGTGGTCACAATAAGTGGGCATTGTATTCTGCCTTCACCAACTATGCATCGTATGCTGATGAGCGTAATGGTTTCAACCTGCGTAACACTGGCAACGACACACAGGCTGTAAGCATGTGGTCACGTGAGCAAGAGGTATCTAAGTGGGTATCTGATGACAGGTTCATTACTTTGGAGGCTGCATAACACATGCCAAAGCTACCACGCTATGTACAAGAACGAGTGTCACCTGCGGGTGACATCTCATACCGCTTTAACCCGCCACAGAACCTTGTCGATGAGGGTGTGGTCAAACGTGAGGAATATGGTACAGACTTAAAACAGGTACGCAAGATTGTTCGTGATCACAATAAGGCGATTGACACGTGGCGTGAAGAACAATCACAGATTGTACGAATAAAGTCTAGCAGCAAGGTGACTGATCTCATTAACTATTACTATATGTCTAATGATTTCAATGCTTTACGTCACTCAACTAAGGTTGACTACAGGTACTTTCTGACTGTGCTGCACCAGACTATGGGGTGGCGTAAGTATGAGCACGTTACCTCTAAGGTTGCAAAGCAATCATATGAAGAGTGGGTCAAACGTGGCATCAGTTTTGCTAATCATGCAGCAACATGTGCCAGTAGGGTGTACAACTATGCGATACAGATGGAGCATACAACATACAATCCTTGGGCAAATATCAAACGTAAGTCTGCTGCACAGCGTAAGGTGGTGTGGACACATGATGATGTTGTCAAGTTTCTTGACGTAGCATACAGCGACTTTGAGTATCGTAACATTGGCTTGATTGTACAGATGGCATACGAATGGTGTCAGCGACTAGGTGACATGCGTATGTTGACGTGGGATAACATTGACTTTCGTACTCAGAAACTATCACTAGAACAAAGTAAACGTAGGGCTGACATAGAGCTACCAATATCAGAAGATCTATTGCACATGTTAAATGAACAGCGTAACGACTTTGGTTTTCAAGACTACGTTGCCCCACATCCTAGACCTACGGATGGTTCTTATAACCCTTATGCTATGGAGAGACTATCCAAAGTGGGTAGAAGGGTAATGCGTCTAGCTAAACTACCCGAAGAGTTACGTCTTATGGACTTACGTAGGACTGGTGTGACACAGATGGTTGATGCCGGTGTACCATTGCCCCAAGTTATGGCAGTGACAGGACACAATCATGTGTCTTCTGTGAAACCATATATGAAACATACGTATACAAGTGCAAATAGTGCCTTGACACAGAGAAATGTAAGTGTATCCTTGAGTGGAACGAACAACATAGAAAGTGATACAGCATGAATATACAAAGTATTATAGATGATCTAGCATTAGTAAATGGACAGAGTAAACGTATGACGTGCCCTGCATGTAATACTAAGAATACATTTACTATTACTAATAATATGGGTAAGATCATATGGAACTGTTACAAAGCTGGGTGTAGTGTGTCAGGTGGCACACGTACTCAACTGACTGCCGATGACATACGTAAGTCATTAGGTAGTGTTGCAGAAGAGACACACGTATCAACATTCTCAAAACCAGATTGGTTTGTGCGTGACGATGCAAAGATCAGAGACTTCTGTGACCAGTGGGTACTAGACCCACAAGATTTAGGCTTGCTGTATGACGTTAAGGAACATCGTGTGGTGTTCCCTGTTGTACACAATGGAGTTACAGTCGATGCCACAGGCAGATCACTAGGTAAACGTATACCTAAGTGGAAAAGATATGGTAAAAGTGACTTGCCATACGCTGCTGGACGTGGTAAAACGGCTGTAGTTGTTGAGGACTGCGTGAGTGCTGCTATTGTAGGTGATGGTGGTGTATATGTCGGGGTCGCAGTGTTGGGTACATCATTGTCCAATGGACACAAGAAGTACTTGTCGCAGTTCTCAACAGCAATAATTGCATTAGACCCCGATGCTTTACCCAAGACACTGCAGTTTGCACGAGAGCTACGTCAGTATGTGGACACTATCAAGATCCTGTACTTGCGTGACGATTTGAAATACCGTAACCCTACCGACTTTGAAAACCTTACAACACTAGGAGACTAACACATGGAATTATCATTGATACGTAGTCTGATGGACAAAGACTTTTATGACGAGCATCGTGGTGCACGTTGTCCTGACAGACTATTCAGTAAAGATGTACGTAGGATCAAGCAGTCTATTGACACTGCTATGGATCGTTATGAACGTACAGTTACACCAGCAGAGATTGAGGCATTGTTCATGGCGAACAACCCTACTCTCACAACCGCACAGAAGACTGCCTACAGCCACTTGTTTGGGCAGGTAAGTAAGGAGCAGCCAATGGGCAGTGACGTAGCACAAGAGGTGCTGTCTAAGCTGTTCCAACAGGTGATTGGTGAAGACATTGCCAACCTTGGCTTTGACTATGTGAATGGTAGCAAGTCTACACTGGAGCCATTACGTCAAATGCTTGAGCAGTATGGTGATGACTTCACGCCAAACCTAAATGTTGAGTGGGAAGACATTGACTTTGATACCATCATGGAACTCAATGACCTTGAGGCACGTTGGATATTCAACATCCCTACATTGACACGTAAAGTTGAGGGTATCAATGCTGGTCACTTGATTGAGATAGGTGCACGTCCTAATACAGGTAAGACATCCTTTCATGCATCCCTTGTTGCTGGGCCTAATGGGTTTTGTGATCAAGGTGCACGAGTAATTGTATTATGTAATGAGGAAGGTTATGGACGTGTGGTAATGCGCTACATCAATGCTGTAAGTGGCTACGATAAACACCAGTTAAAAGATCCACAGATTAGAAAGAAAGCACTACAATCTTTTTTAAAGATTAAACCTAATCTAATGTTTAAGGATGCAACAGGGCGTGACATGAATTGGGTTGAGTCAGTATGCAAGTCATACAAGCCAGATATTATTATACTAGACATGGGTGATAAGTTTGCCCGTACTGCTGGCTTCTCACGTCCTGATGAGGCACTCAAAGCTAACGCCATACATGCACGTCAGATTGCCAAACAGCAAGAGTGTGCAGTGTTCTACATGTCTCAGCTATCTGCTGATGCAGAAGGTAAGGTCGTACTCAACCAAGCCATGATGGAAGGCTCACGTACAGGTAAGGCAGCAGAAGCTGACCTTATGATTATGATCTCCAAGAACCCTACAGTTGAGGGTCAAGAGGAAGAAGACAACCAACGCCACATCAATGTGGTCAAAAACAAATTGTCTGGGTGGCATGGCATTGTTCACACAGATCTTGAATACAAGATAGCGAGGTATGTATCGTGAATCAGTTAGAACTATTTAATTTTGAGGTACAAAAAATTAATGATGGTTTAGAGTGCAACAACTGCGGGATAGTTCAACCCATAAACAACTTCCAACACATGCTATCTGGAGAAATAAAAAGAAAGTGTAGATCTTGTGCACGTAATCAATCCAATCTGATTAAACACTTACGTTCTCTGCATCCATATCCTGAAGAAGATTATATATGTCCTATATGTAACCGTGACATACAGGAGATAGGCAGAAAAGGTCAGAAAAGATTGCAGACGTGGGTGATTGATCATTGTCACGACACAGAAACGTTTCGTGGTTGGGTGTGTCATCATTGCAACGTTGGTTTAGGAGCTTTCAATGACAAGCTAGACAGAGTTGAAGCGGCAGTAGTATACTTAAAAAAACATAAAGGAATATAATATGATACAAACATTTTACATAGATCACATGGGTAGTGACCTGTCTGTAGTTAATGCAGCACGTGTATCATTCGCTAAGAAGAGTGAGTGGAACCCTGATTGGCGTGACGATCACTATGAACCATTGCTTCCAGCCGACAGTAAACTAATCAAATACCTAGCCAAGCACAAACACATGTCGCCTTTTGGTCATGCGTTTGCCAGCTTCCACGTCAAGGCACCTGTGTTTGTAGCTAGGCAGTTAGTCAAACATAAGTTTCTACGCTGGAATGAAATCAGCCGTAGGTATGTAGACCATGAGCCTGAGTTCTATCAGCCAACAGAATGGCGTGGACGTAGTGTGGATGCCAAACAAGGTAGCACTGGTGTAGTTGAGGTAGCTAATAAGCCCATTATAGGTCAAGCAGTGTGGCGATCTTTAGAATGTTACAGAGAACTATTGAGGCAGGGTATATGCCCAGAGCAAGCACGTATGGTGCTACCACAGAGCATGGTCACTGAGTGGTACTGGTCAGGTAGCTTAGATGCGTTTGCAGACATGTGTAACCTACGTTGTAAGCCTGACACACAGTACGAGACACAGGTTGTAGCTGGGCATATTGACACAGAGATGCTCAAGCTATTCCCTGTATCATGGAAGGCGTTGAGAGGAGATGCAGAATGAAGGATATAAAAGTAACAGAGATAGAAGAACACGAGGATGGTAGCGCCACACTACAAGTAGAGTGTGACCCTGCTACATTCGCAGCCATATTTGACGTAGGCTTCTTAACCTTAGTAAAGAAAGGTCTGGAAAACGAAAAGTGGCAGACGTGTTTAACTTGTGGCGGTCCATCAAAGAATGATACATGTGGCTTTTGTCTAAAGGAAACAGGTAAATGATTAGATCAATGACACAAGAAGAACGAGAACGTGCTACTGAAAGGAGACTTACTAATATGACTACATCAAAATCAATATGCGAGATACGTTTACATAATGCTATGATACGTAACAACCTGACACTGGAAGAGTGTATAAATGCCATAGATACATACGCTATGGATAAAAAGTTTCACGACGATCTTGACAATGCATACAATGTCTACGAAGATACATGGGATGATTGGCACGATGGAGATATAAAGTAGGAGACAATATGATACTGACCCTTGACGTAGAAAACACAGTAACTAAACGCAACGGCAAGATGCACCTTGATCCGTTTGAACCAGACAACACACTTGTAATGGTGGGCATGTTAGATGACAACGATAACGAAACTATTGTAACATTTGATCACGCAGAGCATCAACCCACCACAGATGGGCGGCGTATTGTTCAGGATGCACTGGACTCTACCCGCCTGTTGGTTGCACATAATGCCCCTCACGATCTTGTATGGTTGTGGGAGTCAGGCTTTACGTATGACGGTGACATCTTTGATACCATGCTAGGTGAGTACGTATTGCAGCGTGGGCAGAAGGAAGCACTGTCGCTTGAGGCATGTGCGGAACGCTATGAGCTTGACACTAAGAAGCAGGACACACTCAAAGAATACTTCAAGCAAGGTTTGTCTACTCGTGACATACCACACGACGAGTTGTCAGAGTACCTGTCACATGACTTACATGCTACGCAGCAATTGTTCAACCGTTTGCAGACGAAGTACGAGGAGTGCAGTTCACTGGAACCAACGATCACTCTGACTAACCAGCTTGCAATACACCTTGCACGTATTTATCAGCGTGGCTTTCAGGTAGATATGGACGCACTGATGAAGGTGCGTGATGAGTTTGAGCAAGAACGTAATGTCCTTTCAATTGCACTAGAAGAACAAGTTGCAGATCTTATGGGTGACAGACCCATCAACCTCAACAGCCCAGAGCAAAAGTCATGGGTAATATACAGCCGTAGGCCACATGACAAGAAGGTGTGGGCAGACTTGTTTGATGAACGTATGTCTGACACAGAGTACCGCAGTACAGTACGATTACACAGTAACAGGTTGTACAAGCAGAAGGCGCACCAGTGCAGAGACTGCTATGGTACAGGACAGGTAAGGAAGGTAAAGAAAGATGGCACTCCATTCGCTAGGACTAATAGATGCAATGCTTGTAATGCTGCTGGCTTTGTATATACTGATACCACTACTCTGGCAGGACTAAAGTTCTCACCACCTACAGCCAAGTGGGTAAGCTCCAATGGCTTTGGTACAGACAAAGGTAACTTGCTATACCTTGAGGGCATTGCACGTTCCAAGGGTATGAAAGAGGCAGAGCTATTCTTACAGAACTTACGTAGACTATCTGCAGTAGAAACATATCTCAGCAGCTTTGTAGAGGGTATAGCAACGCACGTAAAGAATGACGGTAGGCTGCATGTACGATTACTGCAACACCGCACTGGCACAGGACGTTTATCAGGTGCAGACCCTAACATGCAGAACATGCCACGTGGTGGTACGTTTCCTGTCAAGCGTGTGTTTACATCACGTTGGGAAGGTGGTCAGATTATGGAAGCTGACATGGCACAGTTAGAGTTCAGAGTTGCTGCGTTCCTTGCACAAGATACTACTGCCATTGAGGAAGTGTCTACAGGTTTTGATGTACATGCTTACACTGCACAGGTTATCAGTGATGCAGGTCAACCTATGTCACGGCAAGAAGCTAAGGCACATACGTTTGCACCTTTGTATGGTGCCAGTGGTTTCGGTAGGTCACAAGCAGAAGCGACATACTACCAACAGTTTACGACAAAGTATTCTGGTATTGCCAAGTGGCATGAGGCACTAGCCAAAGAAGCATTGAACACAGGCAAGATCACTACGCCATCTGGACGTGAGTTTGCTTTCCCTGACGTTGTACGTAGGAGATTTGGAGGTGTGACATTTTTCACACAGATAAAAAATTATCCAGTACAATCGTTTGCAACCGCTGACATTGTACCCATATCTTTGATATACATAGATAGGTTACTAACAGCAAACAGGCTACACAGTTGTGTAGTAAACAGTGTACATGACTCAGTTGTGATTGATGTGCACCCAGATGAGAAGGACAAAGTACTAAAGGTTATTAGCACAGCTAATGACAAACTAATCGCAATCGTCAACCGTAAGTGGAACATAGATTTTAATGTACCTCTATTATTAGAGGCAAAGATTGGTCCGAATTGGCTTGACGTAAAAGATGTAATATGATATAACCACCATTCGTCTAAAATAAAAGGAGACTTAATATGAATCAAGTATCAACAATCGACACAAACAATTTCTCAGCAATGGCCCAAGCAATGGGCATGAACGCAGATGCACCAAAGCAGTCTGCTAAAGCAAGTACACTTGCACGTTTACGTATTCATCACTCACCTATCATGGGTCAGCAAGAGATCAATGGTAAGATGAAGAACGTAGAGGTTGTAAGTGGTGGCACCTACAAGCTAGAGATCCCAGATGGGCCTACATACTACGCTGATAGTGTGTCTATTCGTCCTTACCTGCAACGCTTCATGCACAAGAAGTTTGTCATGGGTAATGAGTCAAGACCAAACCGCTATGTCAAAACTGTTATGGCTAATGACCTTAACGCTGACATGAAAGACAACGATGGTGGCTTCAACTGTGGTAAACCTGCTGGCTTTATCCAAGATTGGGCTGCACTACCAGACAATATGAAAGACTTGATTAGATCAATCAAGCGTGTTCGTGCGTTGTTTGGTGTCGTTGAGATGGTCAATCCTACAGACGATCAAGGTAACTCTGTTGATGTAGAGTCTACCCCATTCATCTGGGAGATTGATAACCGTGACGCATTTAAAACAGTCGGTAAAGTATTTGCTGATCTGACAAAGATGCGCCGCTTGCCACCACAGCACTACGTGTCAATGACCACAACAGAAGTACCGTTACCAAATGGTAGCAGCTTCTATGTGCCTAACACTTCACTGGACTTGAACAATACGTTGGACATGGACAATGAAGCACAGGAAAACTTTGCTAGTTTCATGGCATGGATTCAGAATTACAATACGTACATTCTAAATTCATGGGATGAGAACATGCATAAGAATGAAGAAGTTGACACAGACACTGTGGAAGAGTTCGTAGACATTGACGCAGAGGATTTTGTCTAATGAACCATCCTGCTGAACTGGCGATCAATCAGTATCTTGAAGATGCTACATCTGGTAAATCAACAATGTCGGAAGAAACAATTAAACAGATTGGTACAGATGTAATGGATGCTGTTAGACGCCAGTTTGGTGGGGGCAATAAGCGTGACAAGTTTCGGCTGCGTATGTCTAATGTAGGCAGACCGACTTGTCAGCTTTGGTTTGAGAAGAATAAACCAGAGAGAGCATTGCCCAAACCAACAACATTCGTAATGAACATGCTGATGGGTGACATCGTAGAGGCAGCGTTCAAGGGTATCATAACAGAAGCAGGAGTTAAGTACGAAGACGATGACAACTTTGTTGAATTACAGTTGGGTGAGACTACAATAAAAGGATCATATGATCTTGTGCTGGATGGGGCAGTCGATGACGTTAAATCTGCATCTGACTGGTCATACAGAAACAAGTTTGAATCGTTCCAAACACTGAAAGACAGTGATCCATTTGGTTACGTAGGTCAACTGGCTGGCTACGCTAAGGCTGCAGGTAAGAAAGCAGGTGGCTGGTGGGTAGTCAACAAAGCCAATGGTGGAATTAAATATGTTCCAGCAGAGGGTATTGACATTGACGCAGAAATTACTACATTAGAAGATACTGTTGACACAGTAAATGCTAACGAGTTCAAGCGTTGTTTTGATCCTGTACCTGAGACATTCAGGGGTAAGGCATCAGGCAACAAAGTACTAAACAGTAACTGCAAGTTCTGTGACTACAGGTTTGAGTGTTACCCTACGCTACAAGAGTTACCATCTAAGGTATCTCAAGCTAAGGTAAAACCCATTGTACCATACATAGAAGTAAAGGAGTATTAAATGTTAGGTGATGACGAAATAAAAGAAATGCAAGAGCAGATCAATGCTATGGAACAGGATCTTGTTGAGCGTAAGAAAGCCTTACATGAGGCTAAGTATGCAGGGTTACGTTCCGCTATGGAAGCACGTAAGGCAGCAGAAGCAGCAGTACGAGAAGAACTACGCACACTAGGTGTAGCTACTGTAAGTAGTTTGCCTAGTCCTTGGAATGGGTTGTGGCGTATCTAATGAATGGCAAGCAGTTTGCCGCTGCTCTGAAACATGGGTATAGGAGTGGGCTAGAGATCAAAGTAAAGGACTACTTGGTAGAACGTAATGTTCGTGTCAAGTACGAAGCCATCAAGATTGAATGGGAAGATCTTATGTACCGCACCTATACCCCAGACTTTGTGTTACCTAATGGGATCATAATAGAAACTAAGGGTAGGTTTACATCAGATGATAGACGTAAACATGCAGCTATTAAGAAACAGCATCCAAAGCTAGACATTAGGTTTGTGTTTGAAAGTAGTAGACGTAAGCTGAGTAAGGGTGCTAAGACAACCTATGGTCAGTGGTGTGAAAGAAATAAGATCTTGTTTTATGACAGGATCATCCCAGAAGATTGGTTAAATGAAAAGGGTAAGGACATGCATCCTGATCTAATACATTTCCCATACAAAAAAGTGAAGAGGAAATAATATGACAGAAGAAAAAGTATTCATGGACTTTGATGCAAACGATTTTATTATACGTATCACACCTTTCCTAGACCCAAAGGGAAACTGGACAGGGGAGTTGATGGTAGGCACTGTGACTACAGGAGAGAACACTACTACAGATGATGACTACGTAAACCTAATGCGCTTGTGTCATATGGTTTGTGCATCTATCCCAGCTATGGAAGATGACAATGATGTAAGAGACATACTTGCCAAGTATGCCAATGATGTGTTAGAAGAAGAAGAGGCCGCACCAAAAGCTACAGTGGAGAGTGTAGAAGACAATGTGGTTAAAGTGAAGTTTAATTAGGGGAGATATGTATGGCAGATAAAGATATGGTAAACTCACCAGAGCACTACAACTTTGCAGGAGTAGAATGTATTGATGCTATTCGTGCAGCAACTGGTGAGGAAGGTTTTCAGTATTACCTGCAGGGTAACATTATGAAATACCTATGGCGATACAGATACAAGAATGGTATTGAAGACTTACAGAAAGCACAGTGGTATCTGAATCAATTAATTGAGGAAGAGAACGGTGATAGTTAAAGTCTTTCTTACACTAGAAATAGACGAAGACGAGTATCCTATTCCTGTGGATGGCTTTGTTGATGAAGAAGTAAAGGATGCACTACAGGAATTTATCTACGATGTAGATGGTATGAAGATTAAAGCAATGAAACTAATTACGGAGTGATGTATATGGACAATTATTTACCAACAGACTATCAATCCTTCATTCACAAGTCACGTTATGCACGATGGCTTGACGAAGAAGGTAGACGAGAAGCATGGGATGAAACAGTAGATCGTTATATGAATAACGTAGTAGAACCTGTAGTTGACAGTGGGGCTAGTGAGGCTAACTTTAATGTTGCTCACGATATTGAACAAGCTATTCTTAGCTTAGAGGTTATGCCCTCTATGAGAGCTATGATGACCGCTGGTAAGGCATTAGAACGTGACAACACTGCAGGGTACAACTGCAGCTACCTACCCGTAGATGACCCTAAGTCCTTCGACGAGGCTATGTTCATTCTCTTGTGTGGTACTGGTGTCGGCTTCAGTGTTGAGCGGCAGTTTATATCTAAGCTCCCTGAAGTTCCTGAGTTGTTCGACAGTGATACCACAGTCGTTGTCAAAGACAGTAAGGAAGGTTGGGCTAAAGCGTTCCGTCAAGTTCTTGCTCTCCTCTGGGCTGGTGAGATCCCTAAGTGGGATGTCTCTAAGGTACGTCCTGCTGGTGCACGACTAAAGATCTTTGGTGGTAGAGCCAGTGGCCCTGCACCTTTGGTGGAACTGTTTAACTTTGCTGTCACTACATTCAAGGGCGCACAAGGTCGTAAGTTGTCAAGCATTGAGTGTCACGATCTTATGTGTTTCATTGGACAGATCGTAGTTGTAGGTGGTGTGCGTAGATCAGCTATGATTAGTTTGTCTAACTTATCTGATGATCGTATGCGTCACGCTAAGTCTGGACAATGGTGGGAGACTGCAGCACATCGTGCACTAGCTAATAACAGTGTTAGTTATACAGAGAAACCAGACATGGAAACATTCATGCGTGAATGGCAAGCATTAGTTGAGAGCAAATCAGGAGAACGTGGTGTATATAATAGGCAAGCAGCTAAGAACCAAGCTAAAAAGTTTAAGCGTAGAAATCCAGATTACGAGTTTGGAACTAATCCTTGCAGCGAGATCATCCTTCGTCCATATCAGTTCTGTAATCTTACGGAAGTTGTTGTACGTGCTACAGACACTATGGAAGATCTTGAGCGTAAGATCCGTTTGGCAACAATTCTGGGAACTATCCAGTCAACATACACCAAGTTCCCATACTTGCGAAAGGTGTGGTCTACCAATACAGAAGAAGAACGACTGCTTGGTGTGTCACTCACAGGGATAATGGACAACCCCTTGATGACATTAAGTAACAAAGGATTGGAGAGTACTCTTGAACATCTTCGTGGGGTCGCTGTATCTACTAATGCTGAATGGGCTGACCGTCTTGGTATACCTGTTGCTGCTGCAATTACATGTGTCAAACCGTCAGGCACAGTCTCACAACTGGTGGATAGTGCCAGTGGCATACATGCTCGCCACAGTGCCCATTATATCCGTACTGTCCGTGGTGATAATAAAGATCCGTTGACAAAGTTTATGTCTGATCAAGGTATACCTAGCGAACCTTGTGTTATGAAACCAGAGACTACTACAGTCTTTAGTTTTCCTGTTGCATCACCTGTAAAATCTGTTACACGTAATGATATGACAGCCATTGAGCAGCTAGAGATGTGGCTTATGTATCAACGACATTTCTGTGAGCACAAACCTAGCGTTACAATCTCTGTACGTGAGGAAGAGTGGATGGAAGTAGGTGCATTTGTGTACAAATACTTTGATGAGATGTCAGGTGTGTCATTTTTACCACACTCTGAACATACTTATCAGCAAGCACCTTATCAAGAGGTAGACAAAGACACATATAAGATGGTACTACAGACTATGCCTAAACGAATTGATTGGGCTGGGCTGTCTGAGTACGAGAAAGACGATAACACTGTTGCAATGCAAACTATGGCTTGCTCTGGTGACGTATGTGAAATAGTAGATATAACATAAAGGAGATATAATATGTTTGAAGCATTAACAGTAATAGCAGGTGTAGTAGTATTGGCAGACTTTGTTATTCCACTGGTAGTGGATACAGTCTCAGGGCTGTTCTAATGTATGTGTTGGTGCTCATTATGACCTTCCAAGGTGATATGAAAATACGATCTTATCATACATTGTTTACAGACTACGCTAGTTGTAGAAAAGTAGCAGCACCAATGGAAGAAAGATTAGTGAGCACTAAACCTGCACCAGAAGCAACCGCAGTTACATACTGCATACAGTTACCAACATCTACATAAGGAGAAAAATAGATGACAAAGATTACTATTGATGAAGTAGAGTATGACACAGAAGACTTTACAGAACTACAGAACCAGATTGTACAGGAAATCATGTACAACAATAACGTTCAAACTCAGTTGAACTATCAGTCAAACAGTTTACGTGTGTCGTTAGACTTACTGACAGCTAAACTAAAACAATCCCTAGAAACAGAAACACCAGAAGAATCGGAGTAAGACATGGCCTATAGAAAACCTTTCTCACGTGACCTTTACGCTAAGTATGACGAAGCAGCAAAGCAAACACTGATCACTCACCTAATTGGTGAGGGTCACGAACTTGTGGATAGCACAGAGTCATACGATGCAGACGTTGTAACACAAAAAGATGGAGTAAAATATTACAGTGAAGCTGAAGTAAAGACTGCGTGGGTAGGTGACTGGCCTACTAATTGGGCAGAGATACGTATTCTTGAGCGTAAGAAGAAGTTACTATCTAAGCATGATAATCTACAGTTCTATATCTTCAGCAGTGGCATGGATAAATGCTGGTGTATAGACAGTTCACTACTAACAGATGACAAGCTACGTGAAGCACGTGGACGTAACATCTACGCAGGTGAACAATTTTACCATGTGCCCTACACCGAAGCAACATTAATCAACGTAGCATAAGGAGTTTCTTATGATAAAAAGAACAAGCAGAAAAGATCGTGGTCTGGGTAAATACGATGCACCACTTAAAGTACAATATCAAATGGGTTACGAAAACTTTAAGCGGGGTAAACTAATCAACCCTTTCCATGAGGATACAATGCAGTATCGTGAGTGGCATAGGGGTTTTAATAAAGCTTACTATGATAATTTAAAAAGGGTAATATCGTATGAAGCTAAAAGAGGAAGCGGAACAGTTTCTAAAGGAGAAGTACAGCATGTCTGATTTCAATGCGTATCAACGTAGTGCCTCTCGTACCGCTATCTATCCTGAGCAACACAAGATCCTTTATCCTGCATTGGGTCTTGCTGGTGAGGCAGGTGAGGTAGCCAACAAGGTAAAGAAGCTTATACGTGATGGCCCAGATAAACGTCCTGAGACATGGCGAGAGGACATAGCCAGTGAGATAGGTGATGTACTGTGGTACTGTGCTGCACTTGCTACTGACCTTAACCTTACGTTGGGTATGATAGCTGGACAGAATGAGGCAAAGCTAAGTGCTAGAAAAAGTGCAGGTACAATAGGTGGCAGCGGAGACACTAGATAAGAATAAAAAAAAGGGGCTTTGCGGCCCCTTAACTTTTATTTGTAAACATCTTCCGATAGATCTATGAGTGTCGTAAGATCTGCTATGCTATTCACATCAGGATCTCTACCTGTAATCTTTTTGAATTGCAATAATGCATAGCTCCTGTCTATTTTAGGTACTCTATTTAATTGATCAACAATTTGTACCAATGCAGAAGACATACCTTCCATTTGATATTCAGATCTAAGGTCACGCAACCCATCATTAACGTATTTACGGGCTATTGTGTATTCTTCTTTTTTACTGGTAGCTTCTGACTGTGCCATAGTCTTGGCTATCTCAACCACAAGAGGTAATGAAATACTAATTAATTCATTCTCATTACGTCTTTCTGATGGTACTCTAGCCTTACTGCCTAGCTCAAATGTAGGATCACCAAAGCCTATTTCAACTAAGTAATCTGTTATGTCACTATCTTTCTCCCGCACCGACAAACCACCGAATAGTTTAAGAGCAGCATTGGGTCTTTCCATTGTGCCTTTGTCTATAGTCTGACGTGCAGGTAATTCTTCTTCGTATGAAGGTGCAGCAAGACCACGTGATATTGGACCACGGTAAAACTCTGCCTGAAAGCCACCCTCTAGTGTAGGATCTACGCCAGT